ATCAATATAAAAAGAAATGTTCTGCATTTCGCTGTTGGCATAGCTGCTTTTCTCATAATCGTTTATTTGGTTCGGCTTGATGCCGAACGCTCCCGCAATCTGTAACGCGCTATACTTTTTCAATTCAAAAAATTGGCTGTCTGTCAGCTTGATATTAAGCGGCTCTAACTTCATTCCGATCGGGATCGGTATGAATTTACCGGCATTGTTCGCGCCGTTGGCATATTCCTCCAGTCGTGCGATCAACTGTTTTTCCAGTTTTGGGGATAAATCGCCAGTATACTGTAACGCCGCCCGCGCCGTCAAGCCGCCTTTATAAAGGTTGTTCATAAAGTTTTGGCTTTCTAAACCGCCCTCTATTGTCGCTTTCAGAATATCCCGCACCGGTGCGCCGGTCAGTCCGTCAAATGACATTGATGTTTTAAAGTGCATTACATCGCTTGATGGGAAACAATAGCTTTCGCCGCTGTATTTATCCGTATACCAATAGTAAACATCGCCCGCCGCACCAAATACGCCCTTATCATCAACTATTACGGTTGTATCGCTTGACGGCATGATCCATAGGTTTTTTATTTCTATGTCGCCGCCGTACTTTTTCCGTTTAAATTCCCTTTGAATCCATACATAAGCGTTTCCGTAATGGTTCCGGTTATTTTCCACCGTTCCCCAAAATGTCGTTGGCGTCATTTGCGAGTTTGGGCGTGTCCTTAACAGATGATACGCCGCATTTGCGCCCGCCTCCTCGATCCCCCGCTCCGTCTGCTGATAGAATTTGACCGGCATTTTCCCCAATGTTTCGGATAGCATTTTAAGGCAGGTAAAATAGGTTACTTCCCCTAAAACCTTTTTCGGCGTTCCCGATATTCCCAACCATTCTAACAGCCGTTCATCATCTGCGCCTGCTGCCGGTCTTATCATCTTATTAAAAAATTCTCTGATTTTGTCAAATATCCTCATTCGCCACTTGCACCTGCCTCCTTCTCAAACATTTTCAAATACGCCTCTACGCTTTGATCTGTCGTTATTTCCTCAACCTCTACGCCCATTGCTACCTTGTGGGCGCAAATGGCAGCATCGCAGGGATCTATCCGGTTTTTCTGTAACATTTTATCTATCTTTATTTCGCCAAAACTGTTTGGCTCCGACAAAATAGCGTCATTCATGGATCGCGTTAATAGCTTGTTGCGCTCGTTATACTCTATATTGTGCGCCTTTACCTCTAATTTGAAATCTATGGTTGCATCGTTCAGGCTCCTTGCGCTCTGCTTTATCTCCACCAAATCGCAACCGAAATCTTCAAGATCCAGTAAAAACGCGCTCGCATTGTGCGGATCGTATGCGATCGCCGTTAAATCTATCTCGTATGTGTCAACCAACGTGTGCAGGTGCGCTAAAATCGTTTTGTAATCGGTCTTTATGCCCGCTGCCGCCGTTGTCACTGTGAGTAGCCCCTCCTGCTCCCAAATTACATACGGCGCGTTGTCCTCTTGATCCATGTGTTCCTGCATACGCCGCTTTGGTATGAACGAATGGGAATAAATATAATATTTCTTGTCGCCGGTCTTTTCGTCCTCATAGGGAAATTCCAAAACAAGCGATGTAAGATCGCCGCCGCTTGACAGATCCAAACCGCATATTGCCTTTTTGCCCCGGAAATCTTCCAGTGTCTTTTTGCAGCCGCATTTTTCCCATTCTGCCAAATCAATAAACGCGGTTTCGGCATTTGTTACCCAAATGTTTAGCGATTTTGTCATAAAATCGCGTAATTCCTCGCCGCCCATTGATTTAGCTTTCTTTGCATCTTCCTGCATCTGCGAAACCAATTCCGGATCGTGTCCGGTCAGCGGGCAGCACTTGATCCAGTTTTTCGGATCCCAAATGTTGTCTTTTTCGTCCATTTGGGCTATATAAACAAATTGCCGCTCGTTTGTGTCAATTCCCCTCAACACTCGGCGGCAATACTTGAATAACTCATAGCAGGGCGCGTTCAGATTAAAACCCGCTGTTGTGATAACCGAAATAAGCGATTGTTTTAACTTCCTTGTGCCGCCTTTCAGCAGCTTATACATTTGGTTATCCTTGTGCGCGTGGTATTCGTCTACAATGCCTAAATACGGTCTGAAACCGTCTATTGACTTTGTATCTCTCCCCAACGCCCGAATGACCGTATTTGTAATTTTTCCGGTTATCTCGCTTTTGTAGTCCTTTATATCAAACAATTCCTGCAGGTCTGCATCGGCATTTATGAATTTTGTTATTTCATTTAAGACAATCCGCGCTTGATCTGATTTTGTCGCCGTACAGTAAATTTGACCGTAATTGTAATTGTCAAAATTGCTGCACTTGATACCCAAAATTGCATTTAAAACGCTTTTTCCCTGCTGCCGCGCCACCTGCACATAACTGTCAGTAAACCGGCGTTTTCCGGTTTCCTTATGCACCCAACCAAAAAGCGAACCTAAAATAAACTCTTGGAAACCGGCGCAGGTAAATTCTTGATCCCCCTCGCCCTCTGCAATCGTTAATTTGTTCGCAAGTTCTATTATGTCCTCTGCCTTTTCCGGTACAAAAATATACGGAAATGCCGGATCGTCCTTTTCCGATCTTTTCAGATCGTTTAGATGCCTTTTGAACGCAAGCCGCGCATCTTCTCCAAACTCTTTTTTATTCTTTAGGTTTTTTTCTGCAAACTGTGATACGCGATCCGTTGTCTTTAATACCCTTGCCATACGCCTATGCGCGTTTCGTGTGTTTCATAAACTTGTTTTCGGGTTTATCGTCTTTTTCCTTCGGTATCACTAATTTGCACCGGCTTGAAATTGTCAAGCCTAATTCCCTTGCGTTCTCATTGCAGGCTTTCATAAGCCTATTTTGAATTTTGGAAAGATAATTGTATTGTGCGTATTGTTCCGCAAGCTGCGCATCTTCTGAAACCATGCTTTTCTTGTCCGGCAAAAACTTTATTTTCTGCAACTGCTTTGTAACCTTGATATACTCCGTTTCTGCCCTTATGTACCTTGCCAGTACATCGCAATCCAAATTTGACATGATCTTTAATTCGATTAACTGTTTTGCCAGTTCCTCGAATTTTTCCCGCTCTTTTTTCAATAAAAATGCGGGCGGTTTTACATTGTCTGCCGGTGCCGTAACCTCTGATTGCTTGCGCTCTGTGTATTCCTCGATCGTCAAGTGTTTTCGCCCTTTTGCGGCGATCAAGTCGATCGGCTGCCTCGGTCTTGCCATGCCCCGCAACCCCCTTTCCGAAAAATGTTCATTTAGGGAGTTTTTGCATAAATTTAGGTGGGCTGCGGTCTTGGCAGGAACGGCTCAAAACTTTTTTGCGCCCCCTACCCCGCAAGCCTCCGTTTGTACTCTCTTATGCACTCCCTTAGTGTCTGCTGCATCGCTGCCTTCTTTGCAGCGTCCTTGTATGCCTTGCTTATCATGCTGTGTGTTGCCTCTGATATGCTGATAAGGTTATCCATATCGCACCGCTTGGAATAGTCCTCCATTAACTCCACAATATGATGCACTGTGTCAGCCGGTACAATCCTGCCCTCCATGATATACAAATATATATCTATGTTGGTATCTCTCGCCAATGCCCGCGCCCTTGCTGCTTTCCATTCTGCGCTATTGTAAAAGTCTTTCGCTGTTTGGTTGCGGCAATGTGCGTCATATTCTTTATGCCTCTGCCGGTTCTCTGCCGTCTTTCCCACCGTATGCGCCGCGCAATACTTAACGCCCTGCGGTACTAAACGATTGCAGCCGGTTCTATTGCAATACTTCATTAGCCCCATGCGCCCGCCTCCGTATATAGAAATAGCGCGGCATGATCCCAAACGGAAACCGCCGCGCTTTAATCTGCATAGTTTTGAAATTGTAAAGATTATAACATAGTTAAACGGACTTGTGAAGGGCGGCAAATCGGGCGTGTTGTCAAGCCCCTTTTCTGCCCGCCTGCGCCTCGTATGCGCCGCAAATACGCGCTTTTCGCCGCCCATGCTATACCGCATCGGATCCAAATAAAAAAATCGCCATATCGCGCACAAGCGCGTTTTTATAATTCCTTACGGTCTTTTCGTTCAGATTGTCGCTATAACCCTGCTGCCCGCTCAAAATATCCGCTATTTCCTCAAACGTGTAAACTTCCTCCGTCTGCTTTCCGTTCTCGGTTATCTTCTTGCGCTGCAAATAGCGCATCTGTATAACCTCATAGCCCTTTTTGCCCTCAATCTTTTTCAATGCCTTTTCTATGCGCTCCACATCGTTTTTACTGCGCCGGTATGATGCAATGCGATCCTCCAGTAATTGATCTTCGTCCGGCTTTTCCACCTTGTTTTTAGAGTATCTAACCACGCTGCCGCTTTTCTTCTTGCCGATCATGCCTAAATATGCCTCCTCGTCTGCAACGTGTTCTTTTAAGATACTGAAACAATAAAGGATCTTTTCGGTATTTTTAAAAGCCTCGTCCTTCATTGCCTTCTGCCGCTCCAACCATGATATGCTATTCATTTTCCGAAACACTTCATCAATGGTTGTTACTATGGTTTCCTTTACCTCTTTTGATACCGCCATGTTAGCCTTCCTCCACTTCTCCGAAAAATTTAATATATTTGTCCGGCTCATTCTCGCCTATCCATTCCTTAACGCTCTTTTGGTCTGCAACCTCTAATTTCCCTTTGCCGGTTGTGGTATACAGAAATACTATGCCTTTATCGGTTATGTATATTTCCTGCACCTTGTTATTGAAACCGTTTTTTACATCACAAATCTTTTTTGCCTTTGTGGTGTCAAAAAGCCTTGTCTGTTCTACCGCCTTACCGTCTATCATGGTTGTGTATGTCAGAATTGCCTTCAATCTGTTTCGCCTCGCTTTCCTGCTGCCGCAATAATAATTTTGTTCGGAAATCCTCAACCGCTATATACTGCCTGCGCCGTTTCTCTGCCGGTGTAATAAAAGCTGTGTGAATTTCCTTTAGTACCTCTGCCAGTTCTAACGCCGGTTTCTTTACCTGCTCCCACAAGTTCAGTATTGCAGCTTTCAGCCGTTCAAATATTGCTATGATTGTTTCCTTGTGTTCCATGATCCGCGTTGCCGTCCTTATGCTGATACCGCGCGGCGGGTTGAAACCGAAACGCCTTTTAAATGCTTTCTTTTTCTGCCGTCTGTTCATCGCCTGCCTCCTTTCCGCATCGCATAATAGCAATGCAGCGTTGCCCGCACATCTTCAAGCGCATCATGCGGTTTATAATTTGTGTAGCCGTACCAATCGGCGCAAAATCTTAATGACTTCCATTTGTAGCCGCTGCGCTCCTGATCCCATTCTCCCGCCACCGGCGCAAATTCTAACATCACATCGCATATTTGCGCCTTTACTGCTGTGTTGATGCCTTTTGCTGCCATAAATGGCAAATCAAACGCTTTCAGATTGTAACCAACAATCAAACCGGCTCTTTTTAATATTCTTTCAATCTTTCTTTTCTCGTGCCGGATTGTCGGCGCATCTTTTACCGCCTGCCAGTTAATTTTATTGATCGCCTCTGCCTGCTGCCACGTTCTTTTTGTGTTCGGTCTGATGTAGGAATTATAAAGCGTTCTCCCTCTGCCGTTTATGATTGCCACTTGCAGGATCTCGTCCTCTATGCGGTCTAATCCGGTTGTTTCAATGTCAATGCAGATTATCCTGCCTTTACGCATTTTAACGCCCCCTTACGCCTCGTATGTGCTTGTATCTGTCTTTGTACGTGCTACCTTAATAATTCCCTTTGATGTAATATTGATCTTTCCCTTAACGCCGTTTCCAATGTCTACGGTCATACTTTGTATAAAACCTTCACATACCGGATAAACGGCTTTATGCAGCAGGTCTACTGCTGCATCGGGAACCGTAACGCTTTTATTTTCTTTGCCGAATAACAGATCAATGCGGGCATTGGCTCTTTCTTTCTGCCATTTCTTGTGTGCATAGATCCGCGCGTCCACACATTCGCAAGTTTCGGTTGCCAGTTCGTCTATTTCCTCCCCGCTCCATTCCTCTAATGCTTTGCGCGTTGCCACTTGCCCGCAAAATTTACAACTGCCGGTTACTGTCGTAACTCCCCCCCCCCGCAAGCCTCTTTTTCCCTTTTCTCCACCTGCTCATATAACATCATTGCGCGCCCCTTTCGTATAATTTATTTACCGCCGCCATGATCTCGGCGGCTTTCTTTGTGCCTACGCCTCTAATCTCAACTAAAACCGTTGAATGTCGGAGGGCTTGATCCTCGGCTCTGCTGCCGCCTTGCCGTCTGTGTAACCCTCGTTATACATATTGCAAATGAAATCTTCCATCTGCTTATGATCCATGCGCTTAACCCCTTTATACTGTTCTCTGTTCAGCTTTAAACCTTTTGCCATTTGTCGCTGTCCTCCTTTAATTCCTTAATTTTTCTTTGTACTGCTGCCATAACGCCGCTTATGGAATTTGCTGCTTTTTCTATGTTTTCCGGT